CTTGCGCAAATAACTGCAGCTCGGCGCAGGTCCGGTGGCACCGTTGCAAGTGATGTGAACGCGCCCCAATCGCCGGTGATGTCCACAAGCGAATAGCCAAAATTGCGTGAGTTTTGCGTGTTCAGGCTTACCAGGCGCGAGATCACAAGCTCCAGCCAGACGGGTTGTGAGCCATCGGTGGGCGACCCGAGTGCACCTTGCACGGGTTCCAGCGTGTAATCGGTGCCGGCCGCAAGCACTTGGGTGCCCGTGCCGGTGGGGTCAAACGTGACGCTGGTGACGTTCACCAGGTCATATGGCGCAAGGTTGATGCGCGATGTGCGCACCGGAAAACGGCGAGTGACGGCCGTGGAGCGTGGCAGAAACTCGCGCTGACAACGACGCTGGATGGCGTAGCTGGCAGCAGTGACCAGTATCTGAATGAGCGCGTCGTAGTCGCTCGTGGTCAGCTCGAGTGAGAACTTGACGTCATCGACTGTGCACAACGCGCTCGAATCAAATGTGGACATGGTGGACTAGCTTGCTGCCCGAGTTTGCTTTGCAGGGGCTGCCAAACGGTCCTCATGACCAGGAAAACCCTCGCCACGGATGCGCTTGAGTTCTGCGTCCACTTCGTTTTGGCGCCGGCGAAGATCGGCCTCAAACGCGTCCTTGCCATCGCGCAATGCAATCAATGCCTCGCGCTCCAGGTTTTTGTATTCGTTCTCAAGCGCGGTGAGCATCGACTCACGGTGCTGGTCGCTGTGAAACTCAGAAGGGTTTGGCGCGGTGACTTCAGTGCTCATGTGTTCCTTTCGTGGTGACCCCAGAAACGACCACGGGCCCCGTAGGGCCCGTGTCGCTTACTGCGTTATGAATGGGTACTAGTACCCTGACTGCACGATCAAACCGGTGCCGTTGATGACCGAGATCAACTGCGGCAGACGGGCGGCTGTAAAGGCGTAGTAGCCGTACAGCACGTACTGCAACGAGAGCTGCGTTGCCAATGGCTGGTCAGCCAAGAGCATGGTTGGCGGGTTCTCGTACAAGAACATGTTCATGCGGTTGAACATGATCCATGGGCTCTGGCTCCCTGCGCCCAAGTTGACCGGCACGTTGGCGTCCTGGTACACAGGGATGCCAGCCACCTGGCCAACAAGGCCCTGCGCTTGGTCGTTGAACTGCGCCATGGCGTTGAACACGGCGCTGGTGGTGTCAAGCGCAAGCGGACGGTTTTGGGAGTCCAGCGAGCTGATGAACCAGTTCCACGAGCTTGGGTGCATGATGATGCCATCAGGACCCATGAAGCCAAGCTTCTCAATTTGTGCCTTGGCCTGGAAGATGGTTGCCCAGATCTTTGAGCCAGACGGGCTTGCGTCGGTGTAGGTGACCGCGTTGGTCGAGGATTGCTGCAGGATGCCCTTGGCGTTGGTCACGGTGCCGTTGAGCACTGCGGTGTCAAGCGCTTTGTTGTAGGCAGCGAGCAAGTCGCGGTAGACAACCTGGTCCACCTGCGGGCCGTTGTCGAGGTCGTAGAGCTGACGCGACACAGTGGCCGAACCAGCAACCGTCTGCACCTGCGCGGTAACGCTGGTCGATGCAAGGTCAGTTGCAGAAACAGTGGTGTTGTCGGAGCTCTGGACAGCAGTCGTGGTACCGGTGGTGAGCTTTGGCACGTTGATGCTGTTGGTCTTGACGAATGGCTGAATAAAGCACTGATCAGCCGTGGCGCGGCCTGCACGAAGGTAAGGGACGTAGGCATCGAGCCATATGGGGAACACAAATTCTCCGATGCCACCAGCTGTTTGACCGACGGCACGAGCTTGTGCCTCGTAGCGGCTGCGGGTGCTTGGGTTGTCTGTTGCCTTTGCCAAACGGCTGTACTCGTCACGCGCAACAAGGTTGTGACGCTCAAGGCGCTCACGAGCCACGTTGTCGCCGGAGCGAGCAAGGGTGATGTCCTTGAAAAACGACGGGCCGTAGGGGTCTTGTGAGTAGGTTGCTGCTTCACGCACGTCCGAAATGTGAATCTCAGACGGTGCAACTGCGCGCTCTTCGACCTCAACAACAGGCTCTTCTTCGAGCTTGGTGTATTGGCCACGGGCACGTTCCATTGCGTCCGCGCGATCAATACGCGCGTCGTGTGCTGCAAGTGCACGCTCGGCCTCAACAAAGGCGTCGTGCTTGGCTTCGGCGTCCGGGGTTCCCTCAGCTGCCTCAGCCTCAGAGATCGAGCGCTCAAGCGTCTCGATCAGCATTGCGCGGGATGCGCGCAACTCTGCGGGTGTCATTATTGGTAGTCCTTTTGAGTGAGCCGCGATTTCGCTCGAGCACGAGCCCGTGCGCGTTCTGCGGCGTGATCGTCAGTAACCACCGAGCCCTGAGATTCCTCAGCGACCTGGATCAAGCCCTCACGTGCCTGTGAGCGACCTGGATAGCCCTCAGACGCCTCTGAGTGACCAAATGCCGCACCCCAAAGGGAGCGAACAGCGGATGAGGTCTGCGGATACGCGCCTTGTGGCGTCACGCAGACGTCGTAAAGATTGCGAACCTTGTTGATGCGCCAGCGCACGTTGGGTGTGCCGTCATCGTCGGTTTGGTTCTGATCCATTTCTTGCTGATCAATGGTGAACGCAAAGCTGGCCTGATCAATGACGCCAAGCTTCATGAGCTCTGCAGCGTCACGTGCGTAGGACACGTTTGGCGAAACACGCGCCTCGAAGTAAAGGCCATTGGGGTCCTCGCGCAATGTCAGCGAGCCAGGGCCAGAACCGACAGCCGTTGAGGCCATCACTTGTTTCATGTCGTGACCGATGTTCAGGTGCACCAGCGGTTCTGACTGCAAGCAGTTTGTGAACGCGCCACGGCTGATGATCTCGCGCTCGGTCATCATGGGCGATGAGTAGAGCGTGGTTTCCTGCTCATAGACTGCCGCGTATCCAGAGACGATGAAACTGCCATCACCCGACACGTCCTGACCTGCCACACGCAAGTCGGTGATGGTTCCGGTCAGCACACGCTGATCGCCACGCGCCGCCTGGTGTTTGGTTGCCCATGGCACTTCAATGTTGTCGTCGTTGTATTGCTTGGCAGCTTTCTTGTAATACGCCTCAATCTTGGATTTCACCGCGTCACGATCTGTTTGCGGCAAATCCACGCCGCCTTGCGATCCCTGCAACGCAGCAGCTGCTGCAGTCACGCCTTTCCACACTGCGTGAAACTCGGCAACGCCAGGTCCACCGTCGTTGTCGCGTTCTGCAAATGGCAATTTGTACGCGGATTTGGTGTCCGGGTCGCCGTTTGGATCGCGCCAAAAATAGGCTTTCTTCAAATCGTCAGGCACGTGCAATGATTTGACCGCTTCTCCAGAGTCCCACTTCTCGTCGCGGGCCCCGAGCGGCAGGTCTGTCGAACCAGATGCGGGCATGGGTCGTTCCTAGTCCTTCGAGTTATCGGTTTGGACCGCAGAAAAGGATGCGGATGGGTTTGGCGCTCCACCCACAGGGGTGAGCTGTGGCAGATCGCCACCAGGTACAGGGCCGCGACCTTGCAGGGCACGCGCCTCATTGACCGACAACTGACCGGTCTGCAGCTGCGTGGCAATGATTGCGTTTTCGGTTTGCAGATCGCCACGCAAGAAGCGCTGCGTCTCAAATCCGGGGTAATACGGCGTGCCAGGGGGGAACAAATCGGGGTCGTTGGCAAATGACGATTCGATGCGCTGCAGGCGCGGCATCAAGCCGTAGCGCAGCCAGCGGTCTTGCTCGTGTTCTGGCGTGAGTGGCGTGCCGGATGAGCGACCAAGCGAGCCACCGCCAAGCAGTGACGCCGGCACGTTGAACGCGCGCGCAATCTCATCCACGCCAAACGCACCCGATTGGATCAAATCAAGATCGGTGGGGGAGAGTGAGATCGGATGCACCGTTGCACCGCCACCCATTACCAACGCTTTTGATGAGTTGGCCGGGCCGGTGTAGGCCTCAGCAAAGAGCGTGCGCCAGCGGTCTGCCTGCTCTTGGGTCAAGTTGCCAGGGAAGGTGATGGCAAGTTTTGAGGATGCGCCACGTGAATAGAGCGATGCTTCGTAGTTCAGACGACCAAGGCCGGAGCCAATCAGCTGCTGGAACACATCAAGCGGTGACGGTGCGAGGATCTGGCCACCAGATCCAAAGCCGCGCAGAATGATCAGATCATCAAGGTCGAGCTGATAAAAACCAAAGCCCTGGCGCAGCGGGTCCACATAGCCAGGCACCACGCCCACGTAAAACAAGATGTTTCCACCGTGGGTCACACCGCTTGGCATCCGTGGGTAGTAGGCGCGCACCTGGTCGGGGTGCAGCGCGTAGAGCGCAATGATGCGTTGGGTCTTGGGGTCTTTGATCTTCCAGACAAAGGCGTTGCCGCGCAGGCTGATTGATTCTTCAATCGTCGCGTAGAACTCCCATTGGGTCTGTTGCTCGTTGGGCTGTGCCAAGAGTTTTGCCTGCCACGAGTTCACAACCTTTTTGCGGTCGATGTCCGAACCCGTCCAGACGCACAGATCAAGGTTTGCCACCTGCTCTGCAGCAACCCGGATGGCTGCGGTCAGCGCCGGCACTGCTCGAGCGGTCAAACCATCGACGGTCATGCCTGCGGTCAAGTTGGCCGTGTCGATGTTCTGCGATGGCGATGGGTAGCCAGCCGATGACGTGATATTCGTCAATGTGTCGCGGTAATTGACGACCCCACCGCGTGAGCGCACGAGCATTAGCGGGAAAAGACCTCCACAAAGAGCACCCGATCTGCGGGCACTTCGACGTAGCGCGCGTCAAGGCTCACGGTATTTGCTGACCCGTCGGGGTTCGGCGTCAGCAACTTGCCCATCTCAAGGACGTAGTGACCGGCCCAACGGCCCACCAGCACGCCTTCGAGCGTGAGCGAATCCACGCCGGCGATGTGGCGCTCAAGATGCACCGCAACCCGGCGCTTGCCGCGCACGCTCCACAACAGACGACCCATCCATCTCGGCATTACCAGACCCCCATCCATGCCGTTTCGCCAGCACCTACCTTTGCCCGCCAGTGCGCCATCGCGATGGCGACAAATGCATCAATTTTGCGGCTGCGCTCGTTTGCGAGTTTTGAGACCTTGATGCCGGTGTCCTGGTGGATCGCCTCGGCATTGCACACGTGCGTGGCCAGCACGTCGTCTCCGTTGTGGACGATTGTCCGGTTGGTAATGCCATCTTCAATGGCTTTCCACGCCTGCGCACGGAAGTCGGCGCTGGACCACGCATCTGCGGTCACAAAGCCTGCTTCTTCCAACAGCAGTGCAATCGTGTCCATGAACCGTCGGTCGTAGACGACCTCTGCAATCTCGATGCCTTCGTCTTGCAACTCGGTCAAAAACGGCACCATGACCCGGTTGTCCAGGCGGCCAAAGGTGTATTCGTGCGCCGGGTTCTCGCGGCGTGGACTCCAGACGTGCGATTTGACTGCAATCTTGCCGTCCTCGGTCTCCCATGCCATGCCGATGGCCGAACAGTCTTGAGTGAAAGCGGCGTCAATACCGATGTAGACGCGATCACCGGGCTTGGGGTCGGTGCCCTCCACAATGAGCTCATCCCAATCAACACGCTTGATCCACGAGTTGGCACCCTCGACCCACACGCACCCATGCAGCTGCAAGAACTCAGCCGTAGTGAGCTCAGGATTGGCGGCCTGGCGGCTCAAGTATTCGTCAGTGATCCAGCTGGCAGGGTTTGCCATCTTGATTGCGGCCAGATCGTTTGGATCTTCGGTGGGCGCTGAGTAGTTGTAGACCAGCGTTCGTCCATCGATGTTGCGCGAGATGGTCAGCGCGTCGTGTGGCTTGACCAGCTCGCCACGCGCTTCGTTGCCGTCAATCAATCGACCCAAGATGGACGATTTGCGATCTTGCGCTTCGCCGGCCGTGGTGATGGTGAATGTTTGCGAGCTCTTGCGGGCACCACCACCGGTAGTCAGCGCGGCAAATGCCTTGCGCAACGACGGCGTGAGCCACTGTGCGAGCTCGTCAATGATCACCAGGCTTGGGTTATAGCCGTGCAAGCGCTCAGGCGATGAGCTCATGCGCAGGATTTTCCCCATGCCATCGACACGGGCGATCTCGCCGATGTATTCGCGCAGGTGGACTTGGGCCAGAAGCGCCGGCGATTGGCGCACGAAGCTAACCACCGACTCAAACAATCGGCCTGCCTGCTTGTCAGAGCTTGCGGCAAGCAAGATCTCTGGCTTGCCATCATCGGTGAGTAGGCGATAGAGCGCGTATGAGGCTAGGAGCGTGGTCTTGCCGTTCTTGCGCGGCAGCACCAGCACGCAGGACTTCCACATCGGGTTGTCGAGCTCGTCAACGGCAAGCGATTCGCCCATAAATTGACGTTGAAATGGTTCCAGCTCGAGCGGCGTGCCGGCGAATTCTTCAACCGACTGCACGCAGTACTGCTCCACCCACCACTCAAAGTGAGAAATGCCAGAGCCAGGCGCATAGGTCTCCCATCCCACCGTGGCGGGCGCAATCGCAGCGGTGCTCATTTACTTGATTCGCGCGATCCGTGGAGGTTCTGCGGTGCGATCTGGTGCAGATGCCTTACCCGTGGGACGTCCACCAGCGCTTTGTTTCGTGCCACCCAAGCCCACGGCTTCGGCGTGCTTGGCTGCAGCTGCTGCTGCCTTGCGAATCTCTTCCAAAAGCGGATGCGCGATCACGTTGCGGCCGGTGTTGCCGCCGATCTCGGTGGCAGGGCATCCAAGCGCTTCCCACGCATCGCGCACGCGCATCTCATCTTCAACCGCGCGAGCAAAACGCTCAATGGCGTCACTCATGATCTCGGCGCGCTCGCCAAGCGCTTGCTCTGCGCGCTTGCGTGCGGCGTTGCGATATTTGCGCGATATGGCGACAGGTGCCGATTCGGTGGTCATGTGGGCGCCGGACGCCTGGAGCGCGGCGCGACGCGCTTCGAGTGATCTTGTAATGCCCGCGCGGGTGGTACGATGCTCGAGACATGTGCGCGGTTGCGCACCTTTTCCGGTTCTCTCCCACTCAAAAACTTGGCCACAGACCTCACAGACGAGTTCTTTCACCATTTTGACGTTCAGCCGGCCTGAGAATCCGTAAAAAATTCATAGATCGGA